TTGTAATGAAGTTAGAAATTGAAGCGCGAGCATCTTGGCTTGAAGTGATATAGAAACCAACGATGTTACTATCGGTCCGCTGTTTCAGTAGCCTCAAAAGCGCAATCGTCTGGTGAGTACCCTGCGTGGAAGGATTACCAATCGTATCATACACTTCTGCAATTGCTTTTGTCACTGGATCACGAAAGATGATTCGATCACGGTAAGTATTGAAACCTTTTAACTTTCTTGCATTTTGCTCTTCATAATAACCATAAATGGTCGAACCTTCACCGTCGGTCAGAAACACCGTGTTGACAATCTGTAACTTATTGTCTGACTTGAATTTTGGAATAATTTCAAAACAAGCAATAATGGCTTCGTTCAAAGGAGTGCCCGACAACGAAAGAATGTTTGGAACCGACATGTCCAGAAATTCTTCATCAACAGTCGTTCCTGACTTTTTGAAAGGTGCGCGCGAAAGCTTTGCACCCAGCCCAAGCAGAATAGAACACATCTTTGTAAACTCACGAACTTTCATTTTACTTGAAAGCAAATGAAGAAGCGAAAAATTTGATAGAATGATGTCACCAATCTTCACCTCTTTACTCATGATATTCTCATCAGCGCCAGCCCTCATATTCATTTCAAGTGTAAGGTGAGTCGAGAAGCCATATACATCAAACGGAATATTGATTTTCTTACAGAACAAAACAAGATTCAAAAGTTGCCTCACCGTATTATTCATATGATTTGTCATTGAACCAGACCAATCAATGAACATAACAAGCCCGTGTGACTTACCATTGGGCACTGATGCAAGGCGAGCAAAGATATCATCTGTCAATTTATACTCATGAATGCGATTCATGTTCAAATCGCCAGTTTTAGAAATACGAACTTTCGATTGTTGTTCCGCATTCTTACGAAGTTCAAACTCTTTGACAAGATAAGAAACAACTTTGCTACTTTCGCTTTTGAATTTGTTGAAATTCGAAATATACTTGTTTAGTGAATAATAAGAATATTTTTTGTTTTCATTGTCAAACTCATTCATCAAATAGGAATAAGGAACAATGATATTTTCCAAACTCAATTTTGGAATGTTTGCATAGACTGAACCATAACGTGAAACATCACGAAGCAGGGCTTCCTTTTCACGGAAAGTTTTGTCGGTTTCAGAATCGATTGAACCGTCAAGCCCAGCACCACGGAGTTTGGATTTTTTATCGACTTCGCTCTTACCTTCTTTAACATTGCTGTTTGACTTACTTACTTCGAAAATATCCTCATCATAGTCATCACCATCATCATAATCTGATTCTTCGAATTCATTCAGATCAATGAATTTATCAGTCAAAGAAAGTTTCTTTTCTTCTTCTTCGGCTGATTTTTTCATGTACTCTTGAATTTTAAGAGCAACTTTTACAACTTCATCAAAAGTTTCGGTGTTCTCAACTTCGCGTACAAGTTCATCTTCAACAGGGAGAAATTCAATGCCTTGGGTTGAGCCACCTTTAGTGTACAGGTTAAGTCTGTCAATAAAGTTAAGATAATTCAGATCATACCCTTTAACACCGAAGAAGTCCATATCCATGAGTTCGCGGTAACCTTTGAGAAAGGATGGGCGAATTCCTGGAAATTTGCGTTTGATTTTTTTCTCGATACGCGCATCTTCGCATACGTTAAGTATGGTACGATTGACTTTCAAATCAACAACAGAGTGATGCCAACCTTCTTTTGGAGTTTCCAGCGCATGCCCGACTTCATGCCCAAGCAAAAGGTCATAAAGTTCAGCGGAGAGGTTTCCGTTCAGCACAGGAATCGTCAAAGTGCGATTTTCTAGGTCAAAAAACGCAGTTGAAACTTTTTTCTGCTCGATGAAAATGTTTTCCGTAGCCATCAGACGAGCAAGATTTGATTTTGATTGAAGAAGCATCACTTTTCCTTGTTAAAATTGCTTACTTGAGTGAAATTTTAGCAATTTTCGACAAAAAAGTCAAGTTTTTTTGAGTTTTTACGAGTTTTACTGTTGTTTTTTTGTCAAAACAAGCGTTCCGTCACCTGGGGCTTCAATATTTATTGTGTCTCCTTCTTCCCAGCCCACTTTTTCACAGAATCCATCAGGGAAAGTCAGAATTCCGTCACCTGAACCGTCAGGTGCATCTTCAATAGTACAAAAGCCCACAAAAGGATTGATCCAAGAATCAATAATTCGTGTCAGTTGTTGCCAGGGTTGCATATCTTCAAATTTTTCGTTCATGTTACCTCCTCATTTTAGCAATATCTTTGGCTTCTTCATCGGAAAAAATTGGAACAGCATTGGATTTGTGCAAAGTGCCGATTCCGATGATTTTATCTCCAGTGTAAACTTTGCGAGGTGCAGCAGCCGCAAAGGAAAGCCCAGAATCCACAGATGGAATGTGTTTTGTCGTAGACCGACCAGGAGGTACTTTTAGTTCATATTTTGGTTTTGCAGTAATAGGTTTAATAACCCGATTGGTCTGATGTTTTTTGAGCCAAGCATCATATTCTTCTCGCTCTTTTTTAGGCGCGAGTTTGTGCTTTGACTTTTGAGTCGCAGTGTAGATTAGCATAATGTATTCTCCGTCGAACTGCTATTTTAACATGCCCGACGGATCCTGTCAAGTGTTGTTTTTTTAATACGTTTTCATTCGTTTTGGTGTTTCATTTTCATCATAACCGTATGCGTCATCTTCTTGACTTCGCATCTTCATTTTACGCATTTCTCGATATTCATCTTTTTTGCGCTTTTTATTTTTAGAGAAGCCCTTTGAATAATCATCGTCATCCATATAGTTACGATTTTGACGAAACTTTCCAACGAATTTTGACACTTATTATACTCCGTAGTTAATTTACAAGACTCCTGGAATGTTATCACGGATAAACTTAACTGTCAATCCTTTCACATCCAGATCCTTTTTAAAAATATTCATAACAACATCCGCTTCACGTGGTTCAAGAGATTCTAGAACCAAAATAAGAAGTTCTTTACTTCTTTTTTCGGTTAGTTTCTCTGCGGTTGGATTTCCTTTTTGAAAAATATACAGCCTCTTTAGTTCCGTATCAAGTGATGCAAAAGAAATTCCTTCTACAGTGCTTTGAGGGCGGTATTCTTCCGGATATTTGTTGTACTTCCACTGAACTTCTGGTCGATATGCAAGTTGCAAAACCAGTTTAAGTGTTGGCGACCAATGTTTTGCTAATACATCGACTTTATCTTTTTTTGTTTTTGCGAGTTCAAACTCATCAAAAATTTCATAAATGTTTTTTCTCATTAAAATTCCTCGATAACGTCCATTAGGTTTTTAAGTTTCTTTTCCATGAAGTAATTAATCAAAGCAGACTTGGGTGCCGGCTTTGTGTTTTCAAAAGCTTCATTGATTTGGTCTTTGATATTTTGTGGTGTAAAACTAAGATCAATCAATGTTTGATTGCGGGAAAAACCGAGCCTTGCAGATTCTTCGTAAAAAGAATGGTGCGTATCAAGAAAATCACTCAGTTTGTTTTTAGTGATAGGCTTTTGCCTTTGTTCCATGATGAAACAATTAGAAGGTGAAATGATGTTTGGAATACCATCACCTTTATCACCTTTGATAATCTTTTCTTTTAGATCAAGAACAGGATTATCCGACTTGATGTATTTTTTCATTACAGGATTGTATTGCTTAACATTCTTGTTTACTTGTAGTTGAAGAAAATCACCGTCACTTGAAATGATGAGCACCTTTTCGCGGGTTGCATATTTTGCCGCAAGTGTGCCAATGATATCATCGGCTTCTGCACCATCAATGTCTAGCACACGATATGGAAAATACAGTTTCAATTCTTTTTTAATTTCACCGAGAATTTGAAAAATCAGATGCCAGTCAAGATCGGTTTTTTCTCTCGCCTTTTTGCGCCCAGCTTTGTAATAGGGGAAATATTCTTTGCGCCAATAGTTTTTATTGTCACAGCAAAGAATAACATCACCATATTCAGTTTTGAATTGTTTGATATGTGTACGAAGCACATTCAAAACGAGATGGCGAACAAGCCCTTCTTCGATTTTCATAGACTTGTCGGAAATTTGTGCCATAATTCCAGACAATAGAACCTGATTGAGATCAATTAAAATCATGATAACCTTTATTTGATAATCCTGACAAGAATAGTATCAGAATTAATTCTTCCTGTCAACGTCTGTTCAACTGCATTAATATTACTCAAAAATTTACGAAGTGTGACTTTACCAGCCTTGATAAGTTCAGGAAGAGACACTTCAGGCTTTCTAACAGTTTTTTGTACGGATGTGGATTCATTGAAATTAATGATTGTAGTGCCCTTTACCGAAAGCCCTGCATCATCGATTGAATTGTATACACCGACCTTACGAGTCTTTGTATTAAACACCCAAAGTTGAGTGCAGCCAACAATATCTGCTGGATTCACCGATGCAACTTTGTATTCTGAATCTTCTTTTTTGAATTGCAATTTTGCAATCACTTTATCAACGGGCTTTGCTTTTTTCTTTCGAGGAGCCCGTGTCAACTTATTGACATGAGTGATTCGTTCTGCATCAGAAATGATTCTTTTAAGATATGCAAGATATTGCTTGAGTTCACTTTTCGAAAAGTTCGAATAGCCTTCGGTCAGTTGTGAATCTTTGCTTGAAAGCACTTCTTCAAATTCTGATACACGAATTTTGAAGAATGAAATGATATGATTGGCGTGAACTCCTTTTACCGATAGAGTTTGCATGATTTCATACGGATCAACTGCGTCAAAGTCACGAACAGAAAAACAGTCGTCGATGACACTTTCAAGTTCACCAATTATTTCTTTTGATTTTTCTTGAATTCGATCTTGAATCGTTATAGTCTTGACTTCCTCTGTCTTTACTTTTACAGCAGGTTTAATTTTCTTTTAGATAGATACAATTGTCGTATCAATCAATTTCTGATTATTTTCAGTAATTGGACCGCCACGCATTTTGATGCGACAAACAAAACCGAGATTTGAAAAAAGGTCCTCTGGAGCCTTTTCGATCAAATCGAGTGTTTCTTTTTTGGTTTTATTTTCTTTGAGATATTGAATAGTGTACTTTTTACTATCTTTTGAATCTGAATGATAGTTGTACCAATTCAATGCTTTGACAATAGATGTTTCACCATTCTTCCAGGTGGGTTCGCCACCTGAAAGTACCTTTTCATAATCTTTAACGGATGTGAGTCTCATTTTTAGTTACAGTCTTTACAGAGTCAATACGGAATGAACGCCAACCATTGCTTTCTACGTCCCACACCGATATAGTATTAGGATTTTCAGCTTTTGGCAAGCTTTCTGTCAAAAGCTGTTGTTTTTCTGCAACAACTTGTGGAATGTATTCCGGGAGCAAAGTACAATTCATTACTCTTTCTGTTCCGTCTACCTTGGTGAAGACAACAGTAACAACTGAATTTTGCAAAACTTCTTTAAGTTCATACTTATTTAACATTTTCACGTTCCTCATAGTTTTTAATACAAACAATCATATTTTCATTAATTTCATCGAAAACTTCTTCCATATAATCGTCAGAGGTATCTGTTGCTCGAACAACAACACCAAGAAAACCACTTTCAATCATTCTTTCTACATAATCTACAGGTGAAGTTAATATGGCTTGAAATCTTTCAGGTAAAGAAGGCTTTTTGTTTACATCAGGAAATATGATAATATCATACAAATCACCCATTGGCGAGCCGTCTTTTTTATTACCTGTTTTTATTAGTTTAAATGCCGAAATGTTAATTGATTGATTGTCGATACGATAAAAATCAACACCATCATATAAACTAGGATCAATCCTTTTTAAGTCTGTCATTTATTACCTTTTAGGTGATTCTTTCTAACTCTCACCATTATCCAAGTATTGTAGTATTCGTTCGATTCAAGAACACATCTTTGAAACTGTTCTTTTGCTTCCATATAACCGCATTCGCCTTTTGTTTTACAAAGATAAATTATTTCTCTCCTGAACAAACTTTGTCCAAGTAGTTTAACATCATTTTGTAGTTCTGTGTTAGAACCAAAATATGTTTTCCAATCCGAAGGTAACTTTTGCCTTTTTTTCTTACCTTTAATAACTTTTGTTTTTAACGAGTAAAAAAACTTTTTCCCGATATATTTTTTACCGGTCTGTAAATTTGTAATTACATATACAAAGCCATAATTATCTTCTATTTGCTCTTCAGAAAAATCTTTATCTTCGTAAATCCAATTTATTTCCATTCCTCTATCTCATCATCAAAGTCATCCTGATCTATATATTCTTCTTGGATGTCCTCGATTTTCTCGCCACAGAATGGGCAAAAACTTGGTGTATCGTCAGATACTAGTTCTTCTTCATAGACTAATTCAAAAGATGATTCACATTCAGAACATTCTGCTGTTATTACTTTTTCTATGATTATTCTCCTTTACTTAATTTGCGACCACACACGCTTGCGAATTTCATTTTGTAAAGATTCGGGTAAATGTACATAGTCCAACTCTTCGCTCATTTTGGCTCCATTCTTAAATGCCCAATCGAAGAATTTTAATACATCATCGCTTGCTTTTTTGTCCTTAGGTTCCTTGTACATAATAATAAAACTTGCTGTGCTGATAGGCCAAGTATTTTTTCCTGGTTGTTCAACAATACTTAGTCCCATACCTGGAACACTAAACCAATCTGCACCAGCAGCAGCCGCAGCAAATGCTGTATCGTCAGGATCTACAAAAACACCATCTTTGTTTTGCAATTTCATATATGTCATGTTGTTTTTCTTAACATATGCATATTCAACATAACCAATCGAACCTTTAATTCTATCAACATTTGCTGCAACGCCTTCATTACCTTTACCACCAACTGAGCTTGCGCCTGGCCATTTTACAGCAGCACCTCGGCCTACTTTTTCTTCCCATTCCTTACTTACAATTGTCAAGTAATCGGTGAAATTAAATGTTGTACCTGATCCGTCTGCTCGATGAACTATAGTAATTGCAGAATTTGGAAGATTCTTTCCTGGATTCAATTCTCTAAGTTGAGGATCGTTCCAACGGGTAATTGTACCCATAAAAACTCTTGCAAGGACTTGACCATTAATCTGCAATTCGCCAGGTTTAAATCCATCTAAATTAACGATTGGCACTGTGCCACCAATGATTGCAGGAAATTGCACCTGACCCCTCTTTTCTAATTCATCTCCTTTTACAGGTGCATCTGATGCACCAAATGTAACTGTACCAGAGTTAATTTGTCGAATGCCACCTGAACTGCCGATGCTCTGATAATTTAGACCTACGCCTGTTTCTTTCTTGTAAGCTTCAGCCCATTTTGCATAAATGG